ATGGTACGATAAACATAGTCCTAAAGATAGGAAAGATGAAGACACAGGATTAAATTTAAAATTTTTATATGGACATATCATTGAACATTTAGTTTTATATTTAGCAGAGTTAGCAGGACATACAATCAAAGACCAACAAAGAAAAGTTGAAGTGTCAGGAGTAGCAGGACACATAGATAGTATCATTGATGGAGAAGTATGCGATGTTAAATCAGCATCACCTTTTAGTTTTAAAAAGTTTCAATCAGGTGAGATAGTAGGTGATGACCCATTTGGTTATCATGCACAATTAGCAGGATATGAAGAAGGATGTGATACAAAAGAAGGTGGCTTTCTTGTTGTTGATAAATCAAGTGGTGATATTTGTTTTTACAAACCAGATGATATGGCTAAACCTAATGTTAAATCTTTAATTAAAAATTTAAATACTGCTTTAAAACAAGATACTCCTCCAGAAAAATGTTATGAGTTTAAGACTGAGAAGAATGGTAATAAAACTTTAGCTACTGGTTGTATGTTTTGTCCTCATAAATGGGAGTGTCATTCTGATGCTAATGGTGGTAAAGGTTTAAGAGTATTTAAATATTCTAATAAGAATGTTATGTTAGCTGAAGTTGTTAAGCAACCTAATGTAGATGAAATTACAAATCAATACAAGGAACAATTAAAAAACTATGGAAAAAGAACTAGTACACAAACATCTGTTAATTAAAGCAGAGGTACAAAATCCTCCAACAGATGAAGAACAAACAATTAATTGGATGAAAAAATTAATTGATAAAATAAATATGAATATACTTGCAGGTCCTTATTCATCTAAAGTTTCTAAAAAAGGAAACAAAGGATTAAGTGGTGTTGCTATTATAGATACTTCTCATATTAGTATTCATACATGGGATGAAAAACAACCTGCATTAATTCAGTTAGATGTTTACTCATGTAAAGAATTTAAAAAATCAGATGTCATAGATTGCTTAGATGATTTTAATCCTGTAACTGTTGAGTATAAATACTTTGATAGAGAAACAAATTTTATAGAAGTTAAATAATGAAATGTTTTATTTGCAATGGTGATGTACTTTGGGGTAATGACTTTGATGCTGAAGATGTGTATGATACTGATGACTATTTATTTGTAAGTAATTATAGTTGTAGAGATTGTAATGCTTCATATGAAGTATGTCATGGAAAAAAAGAATGAAATATTTAATTATAATTATTTTAATAACAGGATGTGTAAAGAGTGAATATGATTTTGAACCTGCTCCTCCTGGATTAACAACTACAATATATAAACAACTAATAAAAATAGAAAATGAACAGTAAAAAAATGAAACCTATAAGAAGAAAAGCAAAGCATATTCTTGTTGAATGGTTACAGTCTTTGTTGTCCAAACAAGAAGCGAGTAAGATTAATTATAAAAATGTATTTGATTTTATTCCTAATCAAACTCACTACTATGATAGACAAGAACAATTTAGACTACAACCTTGGTCTTATAAATGGATAGTAAAAAAATTAAAACGAAATCCAGAGTTGACAATAGACGATTTAAATGCTATGTTACAACCAACTGAAAAACAATTAAGAAGAATGGATAATATATTATAATGCCAAGTAAAGAAATGTTTAAAGGAGTTGCTTATGATAGCTTAGATAAGCAAGTAGATGGAACACACTACAAAGGTATGAAGATACAACCTGCTCATTTTATAAATGAGAATCAATTACTTTTTGCAGAGGGTAATGCTATTAAATACATTTGTAGGCATAAGCTAAAAGGAAAACAAAAAGATATAGAAAAAGCTATTCACTATTTAGAAATGATATTGGAGAGAGACTATGACTAATGAATCACAAATAACACAATTAGAAAAAAGAGCAAGAGGTTTTAGAAGAATTATCTCAGCATTAAATGATTTACCTATGTATGGTATTAATCCACACTTAGATAAAATACTTCATGTTAAGATTGATGCATTGAAAGACCATCTTAAATTAAAAATAACAAGAAACAATAATAAATTAAATGAAATGTATACTGAAAGTATAGATAGTTTATCTGATGATGATGGACAACAAGGTGAAGTTGCACCTGTTCTTATAGAAGAAATACATAACAAAAGTATTCAATCGCCTGACGATAGAATGAATTTTCCGAAAGATTAAAATGATACTAACTAAAGAAAATCAAGAGAAGTGGGATAAAGCTAAAGAATTACATAATGAAAAAATGGAACAGAGTACTGATATGTCTTATGAAAATGAATCTGAAGCACCTAGTCCTATGGTTAATATATCATTAAGAGAATATGATAAATTAAAAGAACATCAAAAATTTATAACTGATAAAGATTTAATTAATTGTATTGATAAGATTGAAGAACTTGTTCGTGCTTTAAGAAAACATATAATAAGGACAGATGTATGACAAATATTGTAGGATTAAATGGTAAGACTATTAAACCACCTGAAGAGAAACCAGTTTATAATTTAAGAATTTGTTTAATTGGGTCGGATGATTTAGATATTAAAAGAGTAGAAACATTTGGTGTTGCCGAAGATGGTTTCTTTATGGTTAAATCTTTAGACAATCCTAAGTTTCCTATCTTTATGACTAGCCCTGTTAGGATTAAAACCATTGAAACATATAAAGAAGGTGATACTCCTATGACTAAACTTAGAAGCGAGAAAACCGATGATGACTTTCTTGTTGACTTATTGAAAGAGAAACATGAAAACCAATCGAAAACTTAAACAAAAGAAAAGAACAAAAAGAAAAGAAGCACACCTAATGGGCTTCAAATTAATTATAAATAATCAAGGACAATTCATTACAGAGTTATCTAAATATCCTTTAGATAAAATACATCTTCATTTTAAAAAAGAAAATGCTGGTGTAATAAAAGCTTTGTTAAGAGAATGTGATGCTAAGTTTGGTATGTTGTCTGAAGACTTAGAAAAAATTGCTTCAGATGTTTTTCATTCTTAGGATTCAACTATATCTTTAGGTACACAACTAAATCTTACATAAAGTTTTGCACTATTTATTTGTTCTTTAGTTAAATCACTTCCAAATAAAATTTCATATCCATCACCCATACCATGTTTAACACAATCATAGTGTGTATTATGTTCACTAATTACTTGTGGCATAACACATTGAGGTTGACCTACTGAACATAACATTATTGTTAGTATATATATTTTTGCTGCTGTCATTATTCTATTATTTTTTTAATTGCTTTACTACCATCTATATTAGATTCTAGTTCAGCTTTTACCTTTCCACATTTATACTCTATATTATCATTAGCTGTTCTCTCAGCTACTCTTTTTCCTTTTAAACAATCACTCATCGCAGGTTGTATCCTGTGTTCAGTTAACTCTCCTGCTATAAACATACATAGTGCTACAACTGTACTAATGACTTGTTCCATTTGCTCTTACCTTATCTTTTAATTCTTCCACATCATTTAAAGCTTTTTCTAATTGAGATTTAAGAAATTCTATATTAACTTTGTTAGTCATATTTTGTTCTTGATTCTTAATTAACTTTTCTACATCTTCAAACAAAGCTTCTATTAACATAAATTGTTCTTGGTCAGTAGGTTTCTGCTCTGATTTTTTAAGTAAGTCTGCTTGAAATAATTCTCTTGATGTTTCAAGTGATGTTAATCTTGCTGTTACTTCTGTATAGGCAAACACACCCATTGCAACAGCAACTATAATACCAATCATATTTTTAATTGGCATACTTACCGATGTCTTATCACTTACTTTCATATTAATCCTTTGGTATTGGTAGTACTATTTCTTTATCTGTATCTTCTGTTAAATATTTTGGTATTACTAATTTCTTTTTGTTAGTTATAAATTTATCTCCCATTAAAGTAATCTCAGGATTTTCTTTTTTATAATTATCTTTTAATTCATCCCAATGACTTTTATCATTTTCAGGTCTAGTGTTATCTCTTGCAGGAGTTACACCTCTACATTTTGTAACCAACAATCTAAAGTTTTCATTGTGTGCAAGACTAGGATTACTGTTAACTCTACCACACATTTTCATTAATTCTAACTGTTGTTTAATTGCTACATTTTCTTTTGATGTTTTACAGTCTGTGCCTAAATATTTTCTGTAAGTAAATCTAATATATTGATCTTCATGTGTATTACTATCACTATAATTATAATCAGTATCACGTCTTTCTGTGCTTACTTCCATTTCACCACATCTTACACCATACTCGTTAAGATATTCGTTTCTAGGATATGCAGGATCTACAAATAAAACTAATATTGTAAAAGCTAAAACAAGTAATCCTGTAAAGTAATAATTCATCCTGGCTATCTCCAT